CGAGGCCAACCTGCGCGGGGCCAACCTGAGCGAGGCCAACCTGAGCGAGGCCAACCTGAGCGCGGCCAACCTGAGCGAGGCCAACCTGAGCGAGGCCAACCTGAGCGAGGCCAACCTGCGCGGGGCCAACCTGCGCGCGGCCGACCTGAGCGCGGCCAACCTGAGCGAGGCCAACCTGCGCGGGGCCAACCTGAGCGTAATCCGAGATGATCTATGGGCGGTATTGTCGGCCGCGCCCAGAGAAGTCGAGGGACTCCGTGCCGCCCTGATTGAGGGTCGAGTCAATGGCTCGGCATACTCAGGATCATGCGCGTGCTTGGTGGGTACGCTGGCCAATGTGCGCGGCGTGGACTACCACTCGATGGGAGTGTTGCGACCGAACGCGTCCCGCCCCATCGAGAGATTTTTCCTGTCAATCAATCAGGGCGACAAGCCTGATGCAAATCAGCATAGCGCCCTGGTGGTGCAGTGGATTGACGAATGGCTCTTCGCGATGCGCGGCGCATTCGGCCCAAAGGAAGTCGCGTGATGTCCACCGAAAAACGTCGCCTGGCGCTGTACCGCGCGCACAGTCAGGTCTGTGTCTTGAACGCCAACGATTGGAACGACAGCCAGTATCAGCGCCTGAGTGTCACTGTCGATGTGGATTTCCAACTAGCGCCATCGGCCGAACGGCTGAATGCCCTGGATCTGGAGCAGAAGACGATCGAGAGGCGCGCCGGTCTGGAGCTCGAGAGAATCGCTAATGAGCGCGCGGCGCTCCTGCAGGATCTCAAGTTGGCTCGTGAGGTGGAGGTATCGCCATCATGATCACCGTATTGCCCTTTTCCGTTGCCTCGAAATTGTCACCCGAGGTCAATGGCACCGCAGGGCCTGTGCTCTGCGAAAAGCACAAGGGAATGTCGTTCACGATGACCATCGGAACTCATACGGTGCCTGTCAGAACAATCTGCCCGCATTGTGAGCCAATACGACCGGAGGAACCGACAGAGCCTTATCACGGCATCGGCTGTGCCGCGCGTCGCGGCGGTAGTTGCAACTGTGCTGCTGAGGTGAAACCGGAGAACGGGGACGATAAGCAATGAGCGCGATCATAAGCATGTGTGGCCAGTACCGCTATCGCTTGGAGCGAGTGCTGGCCGAGCACGGTATCGTCGTGGCCTACTTCGGTGTTAATCCCTCGACGGCTGGCGCGGAAGTCGAGGATCAAACCACAATGAAGTGGCGCGGATTTGCCTTCCGCATGAGCGCGCGCAAGTACATCGCTGGTAATCCGTTTGCCTTTCGCGCGACCGACGTGCGCGCCCTGTCGAGGGCGGCTGATCCCGTAGGCCCTGAGAACGAGCAGCACATTCGGCAAATTGTAGCTGATGCTGACTTGTTGGTGCCCTGCTGGGGCAATCGCTCAAAGCTGCCGCTTGCTTTGCGCCCCCGGCTGGGTGCGCTGACGCGGGTGCTATTGGCATCCGGCAAGCCGGTACATGTATTCGGCCTAACAAAGTCTGGCGATCCGCTGCATCCGCTAATGCTCGGCTATGACACGCAACTCGTCAGATGGTCACCATTGAGCGAGTCTTAGCGTCATGCAGTACTACCTAATCAACGGTGTTTGGAAAGATGGGCTCTTCAACGTTGAATTGAAGACTGCGCCAATCCAGACGCACATGGAAAAAGACGTTCCTTGGGATGTTTCACGCGAGGCATGGAAGGAATACGCCGCTCAGGGGCACGGCAATCAATCGCACGAGCGGCTTTGCGAGCGGGGCGGGTTCGCCGCATCGGAACTCGCGATCCTTCTCTATGAACGAATCCAGCGCCTAGAGAAACAGTTGGGCAAGCCCGATGAGCGTTAGGCGGCGCGCAATTCGTGACCGGCTAGAGCGCGAAGGAATGCGCCGCGCGGAATACGCGAGGATGAAGGCCGCTATAGAGGCCATCCAAGCGATGTGTAAGCGCAAGATCCTGGCTGGCGAATCTAACGTAACGGCCGAGGAGCTGAGCGCATGCTTCTCTGAACAGCACTCCGAGAAGCCATGATACGAATCCCTGACATGTTTCCCGCCCTGCCGCGTCCGCGGCGCCGTGCCCTACTACATATCGACGATGCCGGGCCCGACTGCATGAGGCTCAAGTGCCGAACATGCGGATATGACACGGACTGGATCGTGATCAGTGTGGCTGAGGTGCGCAAAGGAGTCGAGTGCCCGGTGTGCAACGTGCTTCCTTCATCATCACTCTCGGGTGACAACAAATGAGAGCGGGTACGAAATGATCGAGCCGGCCACCATCGATCTGCCGCCAATTCTAGATGCTTGCTGCGGACCGAGGCTATTCTGGTTCGATCGGAAAGACCCGCGGGCGCTCTTTATAGACAAACGCCGCGAGACTCACCCGATCGACGTGGGCACTCCTGGAACCGTTGGTCGCAATCCCATCGTGGTCGACCCGGATCACATCGCTGACTTTAGCGCCATGCCCTTCGCGGATGAATCCTTTCACCTCGTAGTGTTCGATCCTCCACACGTTCAGAGGAAAGAGGCTCGAGGGATTGTGACGCGCAAATATGGCGTACTGAACGGTAACTGGCGTGAAATGTTGCGACAAGGGTTTGTCGAGTGCTTCCGTATTCTGAAGCCCAATGGCACGCTGGTGTTCAAGTGGTCGGAGTCGCAATTTCCGGTGAGAGAGATCCTGGCGCTGACGCCGGAAAAACCATTATTCGGACATCACACCGGGAAGAACACGCACTGGTGCGTATTCATGAAGCAACCGTCTACATCCTCAGAAAATCCAACTGACAGGTAAGCATCCATGAGCCGGTACGCAGCCAACACCGCCAGATGCCGGCGTTGCTACCGCATTTGAGATGACTTTAGTGCGTCCGGTTAACTTTCAACACAGGAGATGATGATGAATGATGATCAGATCGAGAGCGAGATTCAGGCCAAGGGACTGACGGCGCCATGAAAACGCCCGGTGATCAGCCGGGCGCACCCTTATCGGGATTTAACGGCGTATTTGAGCCCCGAGCAATCAACGCACGCATCTACTACTCAGTGTTGAGTTGACACGTGGGCTTGGATCTACCAAAAAACCAATAGCCTAGCCAAGCCACTAAGCAATCGAAAAACCAGTGGGCGGACTCGGCTGCACGACAGGCTGAGGAATCGAAAACGGAATTTCCGCGGTCCATGCGCTGGTAGCCTGAGCTGCACCAAGCGTATCAGTCTGATCCACGGCGGCCCAGTAATTGCCTGGTGCCAGAGGCTTGCCGAGAACGGCCGCGATCTGCGCCGGAGTGACGCTGGTAACGCCCGCCGCGAGCGGTACCACGAACTGATAGTTACCGGTAGCATGCGTCGTATCGCCATCGAGACGAATTCCAATCGTAGCCGCCGACTCCGTCTCGCCCGTCGGCAGAGGTGCGCCCGTGGTATCAGTCGTCGATAGCGTGAAGGACAACCCCTTGATCAGGGGAGTAAAAGTGGTCATGAATCACCTCTTGGTTGCAACACTGGGGGTAATACGATGGAGCCGGTACCGTGTCGGAGATTGATCGCGTGCCGCACTTCGTCGAATGTCTTCGCCATTGGCGTATTGGTCTCTCGGCAGAATTCGTGGTCGTGTATCAGATTGGATACCAACATCCAACAGTAGTCATGGTGTCGATCGCACCAGAACCGAAGCACTAAATCAGCCGGCCCCTGGATTATCCAAGCGCTGATCTCGATACCGCGCAGAGCCTGGATCAGCTCTTTGCGCGCATTCAGCTGATTTTTGGTGGGCACACGTCGTCGGCGATGACAGACTGGGCGCGCAGTATGTCGCCTCGGACGGCATTACGGCAATGCTGAGGATTGAGCATGATAGCGTTGATGATCGGGGCAAGGATGCGGCCACGCAACTTGCCTTGGGCCTGCGCAGTGCCGGCGCGTCCGGAGAGGGTTTCGCCGGGGCGACCATTGAGGTAGGCGGATGCTAGGACATCCCAGCCTAGGGCCACCTTAAAGCACCAGGAGGAGCGGCCGGCGAGCACGATCGGCAGGACGACTAGGACCACGAAGAGCGCCAAGCCGATCATTTGGCCGCCGCCGCCGCGAGCGCGCTGTCCTTTTTTGCGCTACCGAGCGAGGAGCCGAAATAGAAACTGACCACTCCGGCCCAGGCTGTGCCGAGTGAGCCGAGCATCACCAGAAGCGCATCCCCGCCCACGGCCGGCTTGCCGTTCCAGATCATCACGCCGAGAACACCAAAAAATCCGATGGTGATCGCATAGGCGAGGATCGCCGGCGTGCCATCCTTCAACGCCACCTCGCGCGCTCGGGCGTTCGCGATGTCATCGTAGATGAGCTTGTCGTCCTGGATCCCGAGCGTGCTCATCTGGACCTGGAAGTCCTGCTCGGCCTTCTTGATGGATGACAATTGATCTGGAGTGGCCGCCACGAGCGCTGCTGAGGTGGCTTGGTCATCGGTCGGAGGCGTGCCCAGGATCGCAGAGAGCGCGGTCGCTGCGAGGCCTCCGAAGGGGCCAAGGGTCGCCCTAGCGATCGTCGGCGCCACGGTCTGCAGAACATGCAGCGCGTCTTTTGCCAAATTCATGCGCGTGTACCCGACTGCTCAGATGAGGATGCAGTCTGTGCGCCAGCTCAAGGCAAAGCAAGCCCCGGTAGCAGTAACTATGTCAGGAATAGAGCTTTCTCCAACTGGCGCCGACGCTCCAGTCCCGCATTCTCAATCCCCCTCACCTCATCCCATTTCTGAAACTGCTCCGCAGCCGACGTCGTGTCGTCCGCATTGAGGAATTTCAGCAGCGTCGATCCGCCCAGGCCTCGCGCTCCGGTGCCGACGTTGAAAGAGAAGATCACGAGCGCGTCGAATTGCGTTTGCGTAAGCGGCACGTGTACGAGGAGCCCAACGGCCTGCTCAAACCGTTGCAGATCCTGCCGTAGCCATTCCTTGGCCTGCTCCATCGTGCAGGTCATCCCCTGGTGCACGTCCCCGGTATGACCGTATCCGATCGTCCAGACGCCTCCAGAGTCGAGGTATGCATGCGCCTCGAAGGTCTCGGCGAAACAGAGTATGGCGAGACCGAGGGGTGAGAGTTTCACGCGTCATACCCTCCGCGCCCATTGTCCTGGTGCACGATTACGTGAGTTGGCCCGAACACTCCCCACTTCATAGTTTTTTGGCCCTCTCTTCGAGTATCTCAGTGATCGCCACCCGCTTCTCGAGCGTATCGATGACTTTTGCCTGCGCATGGAACGCGCCGCGGATCCCGGTGTCGTGCGTCCCAATATCCTGCTTACACCGCTCCATGTCCTTATCGACAGCTGTCACTTGCCGGCTAAGGGATGCGAGCTGATCACTCACCGCGTAGAGCCGAGTGGCGATGAATCCCAATATCATGGTCTCTATGGAGACGATGATCCCTAGGCCCCACATCAGGGCCTCCATGGGTCAATCCTTAGGTCTAGGTCTGGTAGCCTCGACGATGAGACGACCGAGGAACTCGAGGTCGTCCTGGTCACCCTTGATCGAGCCTTTGACAGAGATCTGCTCTATGCGGTCTCGAGCTCCGGAATTGGTGGGGTAGAAACACGAATTCATCACGACCGGAATCAGGATCGCGATTTTCTCATGTATGGACTGTTGTATTACGCCGCCGGCGCCCATGTCATTTCCTTTCAGAGGGTTTAGTCTGTTTGAACGATTCAGCGTCAGGATTGCCCTGCGGACCACGCGTGTAGTCTCCTGGTAGTACGAGCCCGGCCCGGTGCGCGACAACCGTCCAGTCGTCGAGCTTCAGTTCGGTCATTCTATACTGCCGGTCGAGGCTTTCGAACGCTCTCTCCATTTGCGCCCGCTCGGCGATATCCAGACCCATCACGACGCCACAGGCACCGATCACGACGGCCAGGATGATGATCACGAGCAAGGTGGCGCCCTCGAAGCCGAAGCGCACGTTGTTGACGTTCGTGAGGCCGCCCTGAGCTCCGCTGACCGTCGTGCAGTTCTCCGGATGGACCTGAGTTAGTGGAACACCTTGGCTTCGAGGCGGGACGTTCGCTCCTCCTCGGCCCGCATCCTCTGCAGCATCGCCTCCTTGTCTTGCTGTCTCGCCCCCTCGCTGTCGATCTGCCTCGTCTCGATCGACGATAGACGCGAGTTCACCAATGACTGCTCCCAGATGACTCCGGCAATCCCCAAAGGGATCAGGCCCGCGACGATGGTCAGGATCCACTTTTGCCATGATGGGGGCCTTTCGTAGTACGAGCCGATATGGAGGGCGGTACGAGGTGCGTAATCCGGATCGGGTCCCCGTTCCCGGTGGTCACGCATCTCATTGCTGTGGCGTTCAAAGACGCCGCAGGCTTTCCAGAGGATCGTCGCGGCCTGGTCCAGCAGGGATTTGTGTTCGGGATGTTGAGCCGGAACCGACACAGGTCGAGAAAGGTCGCTGAAGATCGTCTGCGCGCTCATGAGACTCCTGGGCGGGCCCGTCTGGACTGCGCGACAGCGTAATATAGCGTGAGCTTGAGGTCTACCGAGCTATGTATATCGGAATATTACGAGCCCATCGTGACCTGCAGTCGGGTTTATGTTGGGCGACGACGAGCCGCCCATTCCACCATTGGCTCCAGTGCCATTGATGCCGACCGTCCCAGACGCTCCGGGCCCACCGGCTTGCCCTGGACCGCTCCCTGCGGTACCTGTTCCGCCTGTCGTATTGGCGGCAGTGCCACCGCTCGCCGTGCCCCCGGCACCCCCCGCGCCGCCCCCTGAGACGCTCGCCACTCCGCCAGATCCCCCATTACCCGTCATGGTCGTAATGGCGAAGGTGCCGCTACTCACTGAAGAGGCTGTTCCATTACCTCCATTGGTGGGAGATATGTTGTTCGTGCCCGCAGCGCCTGCAGCCCCGCCTATGACAGCCAGCGTCTTACCCGCATTGCCCACTACGGATATAGATGTTCGGCTATATCCGCCGACGCCACCGCCACCGCCACCGCCCGTGCTTGTGCCCCCACCACCACCGGTGGATCCCCACACCTCGACGACTACGTTAGAAGCATTGCCAGGAATGGTTTCGGTGAATGATCCATTACTGTTGAACGTATGCGTAACAGGCTGGAAGGTTCCTTTAGATCCCAACATCATATTCAATATGCCTGTCATGAGAGGCCGGCACCGGATATGATGGCAGTGTTTGAGAGTTGAAAAATGATCGTTGCCAAACCTATGCTACTCAGAGTTCTATTTCCTGAAGTGACGCCATTTCCAGCCCAATATAGATTGACGCCAGTTCCCTGAACGATGGTGTAGGTATTAGTGCCGTTGCTGACAAGCACGCTCACAACATCACCAGCTGAAAAAATTCCATTGGGAACCGTCAAAGTCTGTCCAGTAGATCCATTCAAAACTACAGTCTTTCCTCTGTCAGACAACTGTAGTGTGTAGTTAGACGATTGAGTATTTGTGGGTGTTCCACGCCATCCAACATCCTGTAGAGTCCCTCCTTGATCGATAGCCTGTGTTAGTCCATCACCCCGAACCTGAAAATACTCCGTACCTCCTGAAGAATTAAACACATTGAAAGCCACATCCGCAGAGGTGGTGCCTGCCAATACAGTGGCGCCAATGGACTGCCCGGATGTACCAGATCCTTGGAAAACCGCAGCCGGCGAGTTGGCATGACCATTGACCGTCAGGGCAAATCCAGAGGTCGGGACGGGAATATTGACAGTTCCAGTGCCACTGATTGTTAGACGCGTAGAACCACCCGTCGCGAAGGAAATCTGCTGTGCGGTAGATAAAGTGAATGCGACTCCTGTCGCATCCGCTACGGAGAATGTCAGCGCTGGATTGTTTGATCCGCCAGTCCTCCCCCATAGCGTAATATTGCCATCCGTCGCGCGAGTCAGATTGAGCTGCTGCTTCCAATTGAGGGTAGCATTGGGGATGTTCTGGCCATCGATCGTGAGACAATTCTGGATACCTGCCGCGAAGTCATTATCCTCAAGATCGAACTTGGTGGAAGAGATGGGGAGACCGGAGTTGGCATCGTTGCCCCAGCTTGCATATCCTCTTGTGTATGTTCCACTACCGTTCCAGGGCACGAGTCACCTATTGAGAGTTGATATCATTGACGGCGCCGGCCGCAACAGTGGGACTAGCCAGCGCTCGGGCGAGGGCTACAACTTTGGAGGGCGCGATTCCCGGGCGCGCTCCCGCTTGTCCAGCGCCACTGAGAAGGTAGGATCGCGCGCCATAACGCGCTGCGGGCCATGCGGCGCCAGCCGCAATGCCCGCAGGCCCCAACGCATGCTCCCCGATCCCTGCACTTAATAGCGTACCGAATGTATCCAGATGGTGAATGTTGCTAGAGTTTGCCGCCAGGTTCGCTTTTGGGAAATTCACCGCGTGCTCGGCCGAGAGTAGCGTCCCACCCGAGAGAGGCTCGTTGCGTCGCCATGCCGCCGCTAGCTTGGTGCCGGAAACATTACCTGCGGCGTCCATTGCATCCTCGATGGTCGAGGCCTTGGCGTAGGTCTGACGCGCCTGTCGCATCGCTTGGACGAGGTCCGCATAGGGACCGCCGGATTGCTGGGCCCCGCGATCGAGCTGATTCTCGATTGCGCTCGAAACACCTCTATAAGCTATTCCAAGCTCACTGTGTCCCTGCCGATAGGCGTCACTCGCTTTCCCGCGCAGTAATTTGATCGCCGAGACCGCTGCATCCCCAGTAAATTCCGGCTGCAGATAGGTATCGACGATGCGTTCGACATCCGGATTGGCCGAGCCGGGAAAAGAGGCGTTTGAGCCATGCGTCTCTTTGAGGACTGAGGACAGATCATTCACATACTGATCATCCGTTGTGATCGTCGGAATGCTGCGAGCGGCCTCGAATCCCTGCCCAGCCTCTTGTTTGACGGCAGCCACTGCTTCCGGCGTAAACACCTCGGGTTTCAATCCCAGGTCTGCGGCGGCCGCATTATTACGCGCATTTTGATTGATTACGCGTGCCTGATTCTGGGTCGATTCCTTCCCCGCAATCGTCTCCAGGATGCGATTACCGACAATTGGATTAGTCGTCGAGGGTGGCACGACAAACCCAGCATCCTGTGCCTTCTGCAACGACTGAGCCAGCCGTTGCGCCTTTTGCTGATCAGCGGTCAGGAAGTTGGCAGGGGCCTTAGACCCTGGCACCTGCACCTGCGGCACGAGCGCGCCACCCTCCATGCCGAGCCCAACACTCATTATCTTCTCGCCCACCGTCTGTGGCTGAGGCAGGTAAGGATCCAGGCCATGCGAGAATTGTTGCGACGGCGCCTTCGGATCCGACGTGAGCCATTGCCGCGGATGTTGCATTTGCTGCCACGTCGCCTCTCGAGCCTGGGGATCGGTAGCAAGCGAATAGAGGCTGTGGCCGACATCGGCGGCCATCATTGGCAGTCCCGCAGCGCCCTCAATGAGAGCTCGAGCTGAGAGACCGGCCCCACGCCCCAGCTGCTGCGGAATCGAGGGCCCTCCCTCTTCCTTGGCTGGCTGCGGCATCAGATCTGCATAGGCGTTCGCGCCCTTCGCCGCAGCGGCTTCCGGCTGCGGCGCGTTGAGTATGTCGTCGTATTCATTTGCCATTATCGTGCCGTGGGATCCCAGCCGAAGGCCGCCTTGAAGTCAGAGAGGGTCTCGGGGCGCTTCTTTAGCCGTGCGAGCGCTGCCGCCGGTGTCGCCTGCTGGGCGAAGTAGTTGGCGAGCGGCTTGCGATTCGCGTACCAACTCTCGAAACGCATCGGATCGCCGCCCTTGCTGACATAGGTGCCATAGTCTTCCGCCTTTTGCTTCGTATATTCGGCCTGCTGAGTGTCGAGAGTAGCCAAGCGCGCGAACACAGGCTTCATCTGACTCGCGGACGGGCTGGCATCGTTCGCCAGGATCTGGAATTCAGATGCCGCAGGGCGGCCGCCGAACGTTGGTTTCAGATTCAACAGCGGATTGCGCAGGGCGAATTTTTTGAGCAACTGAGTGTCGGCGACGGTGTCGCTGCCCGGGATCCAGGAGGGAGGTACACCGAGTTCCTGAGCCTTGGCGCGCAACTTAGTCAGCTCATCGGACAACGGTCCGGTTTCAGCGCCATTGAGAACGCCGAGCGCCTCTTTGTTGAAGGCAATACGCGCATCCGCGAGGTCGGCGTCGGAACCGTACTTATTGACCAACTCCTCGTGCTTCGCCGCCGCATCCTTGAGGAGCTGAGAGTGGAAGGTGTCCGTGGTCTGCCCAGGGGTATTGGGCACGGCTAGCTTGGGGATGTTGTCCCACATTCCGCCCGTCCCCGAGGGCGACTGGGGAGAGGTCGCGCCGCGCGACGACGGCGGAGCTTGAGGGATCGGCGCCTGAGGAGGCCCACCGGGGAAATACTGGGGCGTTGAGCCCGGCTGTCTCATGGCGGGTGATGTCGGCGGATACCCCAAAGCTTCGACACCCCCGCCCTGAGGGATCATGCGGGGAGTATTCTGCTCGCGCGCGGCAGTGGTGGCCCCTGCTTCGGCAGCTTGACCGGCGATGAGGCCGGGCGCGGGCTGAGTGCCAACGTATTTTCCGGCCTGATCAAATTGAGGCTCGAACCCCGGCGGCAGATTCGGCGCCCGCGTGATGACGCGACCACTCGGATCGACGAGCATGCCGCCGCTGCGCAGGTCCGTCTGGCTCTTCTTTGCGGCCTCCATCTGCAGCATGTGCATTGCTTTCGCCTGGTCGCCGCCGCTTGCTGCGAGAGCTGTGCGCCATTCCGGTGTGCCCGCGAGCAGCTCTCCATACTTCGCCGGATCGCTCATGTACATGCGCATGGCGACCGCTGGCGGGAGCCCGACCGGATTCATGGGATTCTGCGGAGAGGTCTGAGGCTGACCCATCGGGGCGGGCGCACGCTGAGACGACATGGGCGGTTGCTGAGACGGCAAGGGCCCCACTTGAGACGATGCAGGATCTCCCTGAGACGACGACTGTCCGCCCGGCGCAAACGCCTGCATACCCTGTGAGTACTGCTGCTGCATCTGCGGCATCGCCTGATTGAACCCACGCTTCGCCATCAATGCTTCCGCGAGCTTCGACAACGCCGTAATCGGGCGCACGCGCGCGGCCTGATAATACTTGCCACCCCCGCCCGGCTGCTGCAGGTCGGCGCTGGCCGGACTCAGTGACATTCCCTGCAACGCCTGAGCGAGCGCCATCTGCCGCTGAGTCTGGAGCCACTGACCCGGATCAACTCCAGGCGGAATGGTGCCCAGCATGCTGTTATCGGTTGGCATCAGCTGTGATCCCCGTCCTCGGGCCATGCATTCGCGGGGTAGTTGGTCTCGACCTGAGGCCCAGCCTCATTAGTCCCGGTGCCCGGCTGCCGATCCTGGGGGCGCGGGGGCGCCTTCGGCCTGCGCTTCGCGGCCTTCAATGCCAGGGCCAATTTCTGGAGGTTAGGGGCCAGAGCCATCGCCCCCTCCGGGTACGCCCATGCCGGCCGCAGACGGATCACTCGGTGTGCTCAGACTGGTCCCCTGAGATGGCACTGGAGTGGCTTGCTGCTGCTGGTTCTGCAGTTGCTGCTGGAGCTGCTTCTGCTTCTGGGCTCGAAGCAAGGCCACGATAAGCTGAGATGTTCCGTTGACGGCGCCGGCCGTTCTATTGGTTCCGGGAGATGCTCCCATGCCCAAAGACTGCTGTGCAGCATCGAACCCTGACAGGGGACTTCCACCGCCGAACTGAGACTTGTACTGCGCCAACATCTGTTGGATCTGCTGTGGAGACATCGACATCATGCCCTCGCGTAGTTGACGTAGCGGATGCCGTGCTGGTCCTTCAGGACCGCATCGGGTGTAACTTTCTCGGCTTCCTGGGCCATCACGCCAACCTGCTTAGGCTCGTCCTTGCCTTGGAAGTTGTATCGATAGGTGTACAGGGAGTTGCCACGCGATGTTTTGGCGCCGATGGGCTCTATGTCCGTCTTGAGACGCTTGTCGGAGGCTGCGATGAATGCCGCGGCCAATGTCCCCAAGGCTCCAATATCGGAATTCGAGCTCGACACATTGGCGTTGTAGTTCGCGAGCTGCCCCTGATACTGGTTCTC